CTTTATATGGACACATTAAAGGTCTCAAGCGAGAAATATTTTCCATCAAAAAAAATCACCTGAAACATATGCATACTGACATCGATAGACTGCACGATAAAATGGACCGGTTTCTCTACTGGTTACTCGGTGGCCTTGGTGCCATGGTTATCGCTTTATTAACAACCTTGTAATTTATTTTAAAAAGTTTATATTAGTCTTAAGAGTGCTTTAGGAGGCTCTTAAATTATTAACTGTCTAACAAAGGAGGTTAAGAATGTATAATAATAGCTTAAAAGATTTCCTAAATTTTAGTATTGGTTTTGATAGTGTTTTTAATAGTTTAGAACACTTTACTCAAAACGGATACCCCTACCCACACTTTGACGTAGTAAAAGTTGATGACAATAATTACGTTTTAGAAATGGCTTTGGCTGGATATAAAAAAGACAGCATTAAAGCTACCGTGGATCATAATATTTTAATAGTAGAAGGAGGATCTAAAGACGATTCAACTAAATCTTATGTTAGAAAAGGTATTGCTAAAAGATATTTTAAAAAGAAAATGCAGATAGCAGACCATCTTGAATGCAAAGACGCTAAGTTTGAAGATGGCATGTTAAGTATTTATTTAAAAAATATAAGAGAAAAAAAGGTAAAACAAATAACTGTAAAATAGTGGATTGTAAAAATTACAACGCGTCGCGCGTATGTCCTACATTTTATAAGATTAAATCCAGGCTTTAAGTTCTTCGCCCATAATTTCAGTGGCGATGTTCACTTTCTTGCGGAGGGCTTTGACGATTTTTTCGTCAATCGTGTCTTCCGCTAGAATATCAATATAGGTCATTGGTTTTTTCTGGCCTATTCTATCAATCCGTGCTTCTGATTGTTGACGTTTTTCCAGATCATAGCCATTAGAATAATAAATCATCGTACTAGCGCCGGTCAGCGTAATTCCGTAGCCTCCTGTTGCAGGAGTTCCAACAAAGAATCGGACTTTATCATCATGTTGAAATTTATCGATATTCGTCTGTCTATCATTCTGAGGGGTTAACCCAAAATAATCGACACAGCAGCCTTCTCCAAATTCTTTGGTTAAAGCTTTAATGATTTCGGCGACGTCATATTGATAATGGGCCCAGATAACCACTTTTCCTTCGGTTTCATCAATGACATCAATTAATTGGTTTAACCGATTATTCGGAATCGATTGGGTTTCCCCATCATCCGATTTAAAATGACCACAGGTAATCTGATGTAAACGCATTAACTGGGTTAAGGCATTCGTAGTAGTAATAACTTTACCATTTAATTGCGCTAACGCTAATTTCTTCATTTGCTGATAAACTTTGTGTTGCTCAGGGGTTAAAGTAATCACCCGTTTCATAAAAGTTTTAGGAGGTAAATCTAAACAATCATCTTTTAAGACTCGATAGGAAAAGGGTTTAAGAAGCTCAGTCAATTCCTCTAGATTTTGAAATCCCACAACAACATCAACCTTTCTCCCATTAAAATATTGCGTTTTCATAATCGCGTATCGTGTTCTAAAAGTATAAAAAGAAACGTGATCTAAAAGATAATCATCTAAAAACTCACATTGCTTATATAAATCCAATGGAGACTTAGTCACGGGTGATCCTGTTAAAATTCGTCTATATTTTGCATATTTACCTAACTTCACAATATTTCTAGTACGCTTTGCGCCCGGATTTTTAATAGTTGTTGATTCATCAACAACCATAAAAGTATTATGGGAACTTAAAAATTTGGTTGCAAAATCGACACCTTTTTTAGTGCTAAAGGCCTCTACATTCATAATTAATATATGAAGATCTTCACCTGTTTTAAATAAAGTATTTAATAGTTTCTGTTGCTTTTGATTAATCATGGCTTGCCATAAAACAGTTATAGGTTGAATATGATCAGCTAAATGCGTAGGAAATTCCTGAGAATACCAGTTTTTATAGACTCCTTTGGGAGCTATAATTAAGGCACCATTAATCTTGCCATTATCATAAAGCATAGCAATATTATCAATGGCAACCTTAGTTTTACCGGTTCCCATTTCCATAAAGTACGCAAATACTTTCTTATTCCATGATTTTTCCAACGCAGTTAACTGATGTGCGTAGGGCTTGGTCTTAAATTTATAATTCATTTTTTACTTTCTAGTTGACAATATAAACATTAATCTCTATATTGTCAAGCATGAAAGACAAAGCGATAGTATACGTAGTTCAAGAAATCCCAGGCACCAAAGAAGGTAGGCCTAAAATTAATATTATGGGGGCTCAAAAATATGGCGAAATAAAAGTCTTATTAAGAGAAGATTCTCAAATTATTTTTAGTCCAGGTCCTGTTATTTTTTCTTTGCGAAATAAATTAAAAAATTTTACAAAGGAGGATTACTTACTACTTACAGGTGATCCCGCAATAATTGGTGTTGCTTGTTCTGTTGTATCCGATATAACAAATGGTAATTATAATTTGTTAAAATGGGATAGACAGGAAAAAATGTACTATCCAATTAAAATCAATCTATACGAGAAAGGAGAAATTGATGAATAATGAAAATCTAAGAGAACAGTTCGTTGCAGATGCACCGCAACAAGTTAATGAACTAGAAAATGTTAGAAGTCTTTCTAACTATGTAATTGATCTTCAGAAAATAGAAGGAGAGATAGAAAAAGAAGAAGCTCTTTTAAAACAAAAGAAAGAGAGAGCTGATAAAATTTCTGCAGAAGTAATTCCGGAAATTATGGAATCAATGAAATTAAAAACTCTTAAACTTCAAGATGGTTCTGCCATAGAAGTTAAAGAGATTTATAGCGCAACAATTCCTGTAGCAAACAGGGAACGCGCTTACCAATGGCTTCGAGAAAATGACCTAGGTGATCTTATTAAGAATGAGATTACTGTTTCCTTTGGTCGTGGCGAAGATAACAAAGCGGCTGGTTATGCCGACTTTGCAAAAGGTCAAGGATATCAACCTTCACAAAAACTGAAAGTTGAGCCTATGACTCTTAAAGCACTGTACAGAGAGCGAGTTGAAGCAAAGCAAGACTTGCCTTCTGAACATTTTAACCTGTTCAAGGGAAACAGAACAAAAATAACAAGGAGCAAATAACATGCAACAAGCGACAAGAGACGTTACTGTAAAAAAAGAAGGTAACTTACCAGCGAAAATCGACTTTATAAGCGATGCTGGAGCAGGACTTGAGAATATAGATAAAGACGATTTAGCTTTACCATTTCTTAAGTTATTACAAACAGGTTCGGATGAAACGAAAAAGAAACATGCGAACTATGTTGACGGAGCAGAAGATGGAATGTTTTACAATACAGTTACGAAAAAACTGTATAGTGGAGAAAAAGGTATTGAAGTAATACCTTGTTTCTACAAATTAACATTTCCAGAATGGGCACCTTTCGAAAGAAAAGAAGGTAGACCTGTTCATCCTGATAGAGGTCCCGAAATTTTAGCTAAAACTAAAAAGAACGAAAAAGGAAAAGATGTTTTAGAAAATGGGAATGAAATCATCAAGACAGCAAATCACTTTGTGATCATCCAAGGAGATAAACCTGAAAAAGCTTTAATGGCTATGAAATCAACACAGCTTAAAGTAAGTAGAGGGTGGAACTCTTTGATGCAAGATCAATTTGAGTCTGATCCTAAAACAAATAAGAACGTTCCTGCACCTATGTTTTCTAGAATTTATAAATTAAATTCAGTTGAAAACTCGGGTAGTTTTACTTGGCACGGATACAGAGTATCTTTGTTAAGAAAAGTGGATAATGCTTCCATCTATCAGATGGCTAGAGAATTCCATAGCTCTTTAAAAAAAAGTAACGCTGCAGTAGAAAAAAAAGAAGAATCTAATTATTAGTTTCTTTCTCGAGGAGAAAAGAGGGCGGGAGCGGGAGACTTAACCCGCCCTAAACTAGGGATCGTTATGGAAAAAGAATTTATAGAATTATTTAAAGGCTATGAAGGAGACTTTGGCATGGCGGACATGTCCAACCCTCCCATAGACGCCGACAAAAATAAAATTAAACCCAATTATGAATGGGCCGGGCGTCCCGTCACCGATACAGATTATAGAGATCATTTAACAGGAAAAAAATCAATTGGCATTCAACCCTGTCGAATCGATGGCACGGCTCAATTTGGATGTATTGATATAGATCCACCCGATTATGGAACATTTAAAGTAGAAAATTATTTAGCACTTTTCCAACAATATAAATTACCATTAGTCCCAATCTTCTCTAAAAGCGGTGGACTCCATTGTTATATATTTTTAACAGAACCTATTCCCACGATTGATTTAATAGAAGCATTAAAAGCTTTTCTGCTACCATTAGGATTAAAACCAACGACTGAGGTTTTTCCCAAACAGAAAGAACTACAGAAGGACAATAAAGGAGACATAAAACCAGGGAACTTCATTAACCTACCTTATTATAATAATGGGAACTCAAACCGTTATGCAGTAGATAAGAATAATTCTAAACTATCATTAGAAAAATTTATTGAATTTGTTAATGCTTCTAAGATTAATAAAGAAACCTTGGATAAATTAGTTGAAGAAACTCACAGAAATATATTACTAGGGACTAATGCAGAATTTATAGATGGTCCTCCTTGTTTGGCGCTATGCTCGAAATCAAAATTAGATGATGGCAGAGACAGATTTATGTATAACTACATGGTCTTTGCGAAAAAGAAATACAAAGACAAATGGCCAGATCAAGTCTCGGCGGCTAACTATAGCTATCTTCAAGACCCTTGGGATAAAGCAAAACTCGATTCAAAACTCAAAGCATGGAAAGGCGAAACCGCAGGGCATACCTGTTATGAAGATCCCATTAAAGATAAGTGTATGCGAAGTCTGTGTTATAAACGACCGTTCGGCGTCAAATCAGATAGCGTTTCTATATTTCCAGAGATTCAAGATTTTGAAATGATTGCTTATGCCGAACCTGAATATAGATTTAATGTCATTATGCCTAATGATGAAAATGCTCAAGTTATTATACCTAATACCAAACTAATGACTCGACAGAAAGAAGTACTCGATTTAGTGTGGCAACAAACTGGAACTTATTTTGAACCTTTAAAACCAAAAGACTTTAGAGCAAAACTAAATGAATGGCGTAAGAATGGTCAGAAAATTAAACCTCCTAAAGGAACTCAACTAGAAGATAGACTCGAAGAAGAATTATATCAGTATTGTATTAATGGTCCGCAGGCCCAAGAACGAAGTCACATTCATAATGGATCTTGTTTTACAGAAGAAGGATTTCATTACTTTAGATTTAATTCTTTTATTGAACATTTAGGAAGCAGTTGGAAAATACCGGGCGAAAGAATTGCACAAAAATTAAAAGATAGATGTTATGTAGAATTTAATAAAGATTTTAATGTAGAGGGTAAAAATTTAAAGGTATGTAGAGTTAAACAACTGGAAACTAAAATGATTGAATATAAGGTAACGAAAAGAACAAAGAATAATTATTAATGAGATATAAAGTAATAGGTCCCCCAGGAACGGGAAA